CCGCCCAGGGCCGCCTTCTGCCGCGCCGTGCTCTGGGTCTTCAGCCAGTCGCCGTAGTCAAGGTCGGCCGGCTCTGCGCCATTGAACACCGTCTCCCGCTGCTGGAACGAGATCCTGGTCTGGAAACGTGCGGGCAAATTGTCATAGGCAATGACGATAGGGGTTTCCACGCTCCGGCAATTCCAATGACGCGGCACGCCCCCGTTGTAGGGGAGCGAGTGGCCGATCGGCTCATGGTCCGGCAAGGAAAAAATCGCCCTATGATACTTTCGGCATACGTCGGAAGTTTTGTGGTCAAGAATGCTGGTATGCTGGATTGCCGATATGGCGTCCGGATTGGCGTTCCAGATAAATGCCTGGGCAGTCTTGGCTCCCGCCGAAACACCGCTGCGCGCCAGTGCCGCCGCCGCCCGCCACGCGCCGCCCAGGACGCCGTCGTTGAACTGCTTGGCTCCCGTGCCGCGAATGGCCCGGACCATGTCCTCCAGCCCGAGCTTGCGCTGGTAGCCGTCCTGGATGATCCGGACGAAGCGGAACTTGGCGTCCCCGGCGATCTTCTTCCACCAGTCTATCGCGCTCTTGCCCTCGATCAGCAGAACACCGGCCATGCCGATAACGCGGTCCTCGTCGGGCGCGCGGGCGCGGTCGAACCCGAGCGTGGCGTTGAGTGACTTGGCGGCATGCTCCCCGGCAACCTCGATCGCCAGCTTGATGTCGCGCACCAGAGCGCGGCCGGCGGCGCCGAAGCCGGTCTTGAACGCGATATCGGCCTCATCGAGCAGGCGCTTGACGCGCTGGCTGCGCGCCGCCTCCATCTTGCTCTGCGTGAAGTCGTTGTTGCTCAGGATACGGACCAGCTCGTCGGCAAGGCCCCGCAACTCCTCCTCGATCAGCCGGGAGGTGCGGGCCGAGAACCGGGACAGCAGGATCGCCATCAGGATCAGGTCATCGGCCATGCTGTCGCTGGCGGGGGTCTGGTCGTCCACCGCCTCGTCGTAGACCCCGGTCACTTGGCGTCATCCTTGGGCTTGGTCTGAGGGATGCGGGACGGTGCCGGTGTCGGCTTGTTCGCCGCCTTCTCCTCGATCTTCAGGCGCTCGGCGTCGCGCTCGGCCGCCGCTTCCATGTCGAGATTTTCCATCGGCAGCCCGAGCAAAGTCGGCGGGGTTTGCTGGATGAGCTGGCGGGCCTCCTCGACCGTGCGGTCGGGGTGCATCATCTCGCCCTGCTTGAGGTTCCAGAAGTAGTCCTCCAGCGGCAGCAGCCCGGCCTGGACGGCGCCGATCAGAGCGGTCAGGTCTTCCGCACTCATGCGGCTGTCGTAGAAGTCCTGGTTCAGTTCGAAGGCGATCTCGTCGGGATTGTCGCCGACCCACTCGGCCGCAATGCGGAGCGCCGCCGCGATGCCGTCCGAGGTGGTGCGGGCAACCGAGGACAGGGAGGCATTCTCGGAGGATGCACGGGTACGGAGCGCGTCGGCGGTCTCGGTCACCCGCTTCTGGGTTTCCAGCAGGCGGCTCCCGAGGTGGGCGAGATAGGTCTCCTTCTGTTCGAGAGCCCGCTCCAGCGACCCCAAACCCTGTCCGGTAAATTCCAACATTTTTGCATCGGCACCCATGGGGAGCATCCACACGGCGTCGCCGCCGATGCGCCACGTCGTCTGGGAATCGTCAACCCCTATTAGGACTGGAATCGGAAAAGCAAGTTTATGACGCCCCTCTTCGAGGTCCGCAGAGGATCTGAAGTGGCTTAAATTCACATCGACCAAGTCCAGGATCGGCGGCTTGGACACGTCCGGCCGGGTGTGGTTCGGGCCGATGAATTGAAATGGGATGTACTGAATTGGCCCTCTGCCGCTGGGGCTGGGGTAGCCCTCGCTGATCTGCTCCAGTTCGGAGCCATCGACCTGCTTGAAGCTGCGCTGGAAGTAGTAGCCGGCGGCATCCAGTTCGAGGACGCGCCACAGGACGCCGGCGCGGGCGCCGAAGCCGTCTTCCTCGGGCTCGTCATAATCCTCGGTCAGAACGAGCTGGTCGAGCAGGGGCTGGCCCTTGACGCTGCGGAAGCGCCAGTTGCGGATGTTCTCGGCGGTGTAGCCGGCAAGGTGCGGCAGGGTCGGTGTCGCGTCCATCACGTCGGTCAGGATGCCGAACCGGCCCTTGGTCAGGTTCTGCTCGGTGGCGTGAGCCGAGAAGGTGTTGATGTTGTCGCCCCGGCCGTTGACGTTGTTCATCCGCAGCTTGAGGCGCTTGGTCAACTCGACCGTGGGGTTGCGGCGGTAGACCGTGCCGACCAACGCCTCGACGGTCCTGGCCGTGGCGCCATACCACAGGGCGCGACCGGCATAGGCGGCATAGGCACCGGGCCGGTTGACGTGACCGGACAGCATCGGCAGGTACACGTCGGCGCGGGCCTTGACAGCGTCGGAACCGGACAGGCAGTCGGTGACGCGCTGCCACGCCGGGATCATCCGGACATATTCCCGGTGTTCGGTAGTGATCGGCATGGTTTTTATGCTCCTGGTGTGGACGGCACGGTGCCGGCGAGGCCGGTGACGGTGACCGCCAGCCAGTCGAGTTTGTCGTGGGTATCGACCTGCGGACTGGTCCAGCCGGTCAGCCGGCCGGATGCCATGACGCGGTACTCGCCGACGACGTTGAAATCCTGGTTGCCGTCGCCCTCGTAGGCCGACAGCAGCATGGCGCGGGTCAGTTCGATCAGGTCACCGGCGATGACGCGGCGCTGGATTGGCGTCAGGTCGGACATGCCGACCACCTCGCCGCTCAGGTCGCCCTCGCGGATGATGCGGACGACGTAGATCTCCGGCACCAGGGGCTCGGCCGAGACCGGGGAAGCCGGAACCTCGATCGGCGAGGGGCGGCGGGAGGCGAGGTCGATGATTTCGGCGCTCACGACGGCCCTCACAGGAACGGGGAGGGGCGGCGCATGCCCGCCGGCGGGGAGGAGCCGGCGATCAGCATCGGTTGGTCGCAGTGCTGGGGCAGGTCGGTCATGGCATCGACCGTCAAGGCAACCGTGCTGACGTGGCCGCAGCAGGCGCAGACGAGGCCGACCGATCGGTGCGGCGTTTCGACCGGGCGGGTGGAGGCCGTGACGTAGCGGCGGTACGGGCGGCGGCTCACGACAGGAGATCCTTGAGGATCTTGACGATCTCGGCGTGGGCCTTCTTCTGGTTCTTATGTCGCGCCTGAACGCCGAACTGGTCGGACGTGAAGACGTGGAAAATGCCGTCCCGGTTATAGCTTAGAGCAATGCGGTGACTGCCGACTACGACGCTGAGCACGCTGAATATCCTTAGAGGTACTGTTACCTCTAAGGTTTATGGTCAAAACACTAAGGTACGGTAAACGCAGGTCTATCTATGGATCACGATCTTGTACGGGATCTGGGGCTCGCCGCGCATGGCGGTGGCGCGCTTCAGCTCGGGCGTGAAGAAACGGGTCTGGCTCTCCTTCGGCCGGGCCTCGCGTCTCAGGCAGCCGCAGCTCTTGACGCTGCCGTTGACGAGGTTCTTGCGCGAGGCGATCTTCTCGGCGCCGGGCTGGCACGAGCACGAGCAGCGGAACATGGCAAGGCCGGCGTCGTCATCGTGGCCGAGATATTCCCGCACGGTCAGCCGGCCGTACTCGTTGCCGATCAATTCCATGGGGTCGTAGCGCTTTCTCATTTCGACTTCTCTCTTATCGCTTGGCATCGTACTGTAACAGTTATACTATAGGCCCAGGACGAAACTGGTTTACAGGATGTGACACGTGGATAACAGCAAACTGGCTGAACGGTTCGCGTTGACGGCGCCGTGCCCGCACTGCAAGAAACGACACCCTCTTGATCTGGGCAAGGTGTTCGATCTCGGCTTTGTCCGATGCCCGGCGTCAGGGCACAGCTATCTGGCGATGATCAACGGCCTGACCTTGCCGGGGCCGCTTGGGCACGAGGGAGGGCGTCTTGCCAATCAGACCTGAGAACAAAAAGCTTTATCCCGCCGACTGGAAGCAGATCAGCCTGCGCATCCGCAAGGAACGGGCCGGTGATAAGTGCGAGTGGTGCGGCGCCGAGAACGGCAAGCCGCACCCGATCACCGGCAGTAAGGTTGTCCTCACGGTCGCTCACCTCAATCATGCGCCTTCTGATTGCAGTGAAAGAAACTTAGTCGCGTTATGTCAAAGGGACCATCTGCGCTACGATGCCGAGCACCACCGGCAGACCCGCGAAGCAACGCGTCGCGCCAAGATGGCGACCCTTGAACTATTCCCGAGCATGAGTGAATGATCACAGCAACGGTTATCGCAGACAGCGCCAGCCCTGACGGCGTCAGGCTGACCAGCATCCAGTACACGGCGCATAGATACACTTTAGCGGAAATAAATACACACCGCGTCTTCAGTAGAAATGCCCGGTCCTCCCGAGCCGTGCCGACCAAGCGGCTTGTGGAGGAGGTCAGAACCGATCCTGCCATGCCGCTGGAGCTGAAGCAGAACAAGCCGGGGATGCAGGGCGGAGATCCACTTGGTGCGGCCGAGCAGGAAGCTGTCAGAAGCCTGTGGCTGAAGGCAGCGTCCAATGCTGCCGACATTGCCGAAGCCATGCTCGAACTGAACGTGGCGAAGGAAGTCCTGAACCGCGTGCTGGAGCCGTTCATGTGGGTCCATGGCGTCATCACCTCGACCGAGTGGGACAACTGGTTCAAGCTGAGGGACCACGAAGCCGCCCAGCCCGAGATCCGCGCCCTCGCCCAGTCCATGCGCGAGGCGATGGACGCCAGCACGCCGACACCGCTCCGGCACGGCGAGTGGCACCTGCCGTACATCATCGAGGCCGATCGGGTGATGGCCGAGGATCGGCTGTCGATGGAGGTCCAGCCCTATACGATCCTGCGTCACCTGTCGGCCGCGCGCTGCGCCCGCATCAGCTACTCCCCCTTCGACGGCGACCCATCCTGGGAGCGCGAGGTCGGCCGGGTGGACAGGCTGATCGCCGAGGGTCACTGGAGCCCGTTCGAGCATCAGGCGACGCCGGACGAACAGGATGATGGCGCGTGGCGGCAGCCCGGCTTCCACGGCAATTTCAATGGCTGGATACAGAACCGCCGGCTGCTGGAGGTTTAACCGTGATCACCTTCGCCATCGGCCCCAACCTGTATGTCGCAGACAAGCCGGCCACCTGGATCGACTCCGCCACCGGCCAGCCGATCGGCGATGGTCGGCGGGGCGCTTGTTACTGGAAGCTGGATGTCGTTAAGGTGCCTGACCAAGCAACCAAGGCCGTGGCCAAGGCGATACGCTTGGGCGAGCACACTTCTCAGGAGGGTTCCCATGCCGAACACGATCAAAACGATCGCCGTGACCGATGACGCCACCCGTCAGGCCGCCATGCAGGAGATCGACCGGTTGCACGCAGCACCCCGTCACTCCCCCGACGCGGCCCTGGGCCGGGAACTGAAGAAAGCCGTGACGCACTATGACGAGCGCAAGGAGCAAGCCCAAAGCTAGGAAGTCCAAGGCGCCGGTCCTGCACGACTGGCGCGTCGAGGTGTCGGCCTTCGGGCCGACGCTTCTGCTGGGGACCGAGGCCGCGACCGGAGAGCATCGCACCCTGATCCTGCTGTGGTGGGCCGATGGCCGGTTCGGCACCGAGGAGGGCGTTTTCAAACAAGGCTTCGAAGATCTCCGCACGAACCTCGCACTGGAAAAGTGACGCGATGACCCGCCCGATCTACCTGCGCCTCGCCGACCTGACCGTGCCGCCCGAGGCGCGGACCTGCAATCTTGGCCGCCATCTGGCGCAGGCACTTCCCAACGACGCCAGCATCACCATCATCGGCATGGGCGCCAGCCGGGCGGAATCCCTGGAACAGCTCGTAGTCGAGATCGACCGCGCCACCGCCAAGCTGTACGAGGCCCGCCGGCTGGCGCTGGAGATCATTCAGGAGGAAACAGGCCCGTGATCGGAACGAGCGCATACCGCGACGACGCCGCCCGCTACCGCGCCCTGGCATCCCAGCCGCCGCAGGACGGCCTGGACGAGGCGCGCTGGATCTGGCTGTGCCAGCAGTTTGCCAAGGCCTACGACGATCTGGCGGCGCGGCACGAACGGGCAATCGAGGAGGGCACGGAGGCGCAGTTCTGGGCGCCCGTCAGGACCGAGTAGATCCCCGCCTTC